GTAATATAAATCAACACCCATCACTCCACCCCCTTATCGCTTGGGCTTGGTGGTAGTGGCATCCAGTGGGTTGGCTGGATATTATAATCATGCACCTTGTACATATGGTAATCATCATTGCACCAACTAATCTCATACCAACCTTCGGGATAATAATATTCATCAGCCAGTTCATCTAACCATTCCGTATTGTCACAATCTTCGGCAATCTCTTTATGTTTTTGCGTATATCTGGCTTGAATACGGCGGGTTTTTCCCGATACGTTTTTACCGAATAGATATATTAAACTCCCATCCTTCGGTGCGGTTTCAATCGGTTGCCACTGGTTGGCGGCGTACGCTTCGAGCGCTGCTTTGATGGTTTCAAATCTTGAGCAAGAACCCTCAAGTCTTAATGATTTCTGCCCCGCCCATTCGGCCAATGTAGAAATAACAGCATCAATCGCCCTCTGTATTTCTTCTTTAGTGTTATTCATGGTCTGTTCCTTTCAGTGCTTCTGTTACTTTAATCATTTTAAATCTCCTATATGAAAAGTATTATGAGGTTTCGTTCTATCTATTAATTGTGTATGTAATACCAGATAATTTGCTTCTCATGACTATAAACAAGACACCGTCAACACCCATATCTAAGATAGTGCGTCACCAATGTCCAGGTTAACAAGATCACCAAAATGATATTCTACTTGTGGCACGTTGTCTAACAACAGCGTTAGTAGTTTGAATTCACCTTTAATATTGGTATACTCAACACATTCTTGTTTTGTTGTAATCTTACTTATATAATATTGATCATTCTCTGCGTGCATAGTATTAACATCCAGCTTAATAGTCTGATCGCCTAAAACGATTTCACAAACAGAGTTCTTGTCTATTTTATTCATCCATTTATAAAAATCAAATGTTGGCCATTCTTTCCAATCCATGTCCATTGTCTAGCAATCAATTATATATGTATTAGTTTCAGCGTCGTAAGAATGTAAACAATCATTTTCTCTGATAATTGTAATATAGTCATCATCTTCTGACAAACCAATCAAATCATATTCAATTGTTTCTTCGACTGTTCCCGGTGAAACGACCGTGGCGCTTACTCCAACAGACACAGTTTGGGCTAGTGAAGTGGTACTACAGCATGCACAAAAAGCAGATAGTAATATAACCGTAGTGATTGTTTTCATTCTATTTCTCCTTTAAAAAAGATGGCGGCCATCTTTGTTTTCCTTGTTTATATTTTATCATTATATATCACATTACATTCGTTATCAATGGTAAATGTTAGACTATATAACTCTTCTATTCCATTTTTCAATTGCTTCTTGTTCAGGGTCATCACCAGTTAAATCTATACTAACAACCATCGCGCAATCATCGTTTTCACATGAGATCGTTGTCATCGAATACTTGTCATACTTACCTGTGAATATTAATGGTGTAACTCCGCAAAACGGGCAGTCTGTTAGTCCTGTTTGTTTAAGTGCCTTCGGGTATAATTCATGAAACTTTGAAACCCAGTAATGTCTAGTTAATCCACTTTCTTTTAATTCATCCTCAGACGCGTTGATGTATTGATAAGCAGCGTGTAGAGCATCTATTAACTTTTTATTTTCTTCTACCACCATTTCCTCCAACCTTTAGAATTTTTCTAATTACACAGTATTTGTACGTGGGCCACATAATAGCGTGACTCTCTGCAGTTTTGTTTTTTAGAGACATAAAGTTTATACACGAACGTGGTTGTTCTTTTAGCCAGCATCTCATATGTCTATATAGTTTGTGTTCACATCTACTGTAGTCAACAATTATTGGTGGTCTGGACAGACTTGTATAGTAATCATATTCAAGAACAACGAACATCTTTCTATACCCTTATAAAGACGATATGTTATATATTTCTTCACCCACAATACCATTTAGAACAGAATTATGTTTTTCGTTTACAAGTTGATCATAAACTTCTTCACCATACATATACGTTGGTGTAATAATCGCTTTCGGTGTTCTAAGTTCGATATACTTGTTAATCCAACCAAGTTTAGCTTCTTCGCCAGATAGGGTTTGCTTAGCGTTTCTAATACGTGATTTTAGTTTGTTGATAAACTTAACAGATGATACTCTGGCCTGTTTTAACTCTTCGAGTGTTTGATGTTTAAGATTGCTCATTGTCTTTTAAATCCTTGTATTGGTCTGAAATGTCTTTGCTGTAAATAGACGCAATTGCTAAAGATATTAGTCTGAGAATTGCGTCTATCAACACTTTTGCTGGATCAATCGCATCCTGGCTGATTTTGGTGTAAGATTTAATTAACTGACCATTTAGCTTAAACATCTAATTTCCCTAACGATTGTTGGTTGTATATTAACCCGCTTTAGACACCAAGTCAATAGGTAAATCCAATTCTTTGTTTAGTGCTTTAGTAACAACCATTGGGAGTTTTTGTTTGTGGCCGGCGGCATCTTCACTTCTTTTCTCTAAAAGTTCAACAACGTTGGCAATTTCTGGCCAGCCCTCTTTAAGTTGTTTTGACGTATTAAAAGAACTAACAGTAAGTCTAACTTGATATCTTGTCTTGTTCAATTCTTTTGTAAACAATTTAAGTTCTTCTTGTAGCTTTACGCATTCATCAATAAATTTATTATCACCTTTAGAAAACGGGCCTTGAACACCGTGGACTAGATAATACGGAAGAACAATTGATCTCTCTGGTGTATAAAAACTAATATACTCGCCCTCGTATTTTATTGAAAAGGAACGGCGGGGATTAAACCAACTTTTATCACACGAATTGAATTTTTCCAAGTCGGTTTTAGTCATCATATTTTCTATAAACCCATCAAGAAAAAACGTATTCATGTCGTTTTGCATCTTTACGCATTTTTCTTGTTTTGCTTCCATTATCATAGAAACGATTTTATCTTTAATTGGGTTTGTTAATTTTATAGACTTCATTTGTATATTCCTCAACGGTTATGGGCGTGCGTATTTAATATATGTATTATATATTGTGTTAACACTAATGTCAATAGGAATTTTAGTTTGAAAAAACTTTTAGAGAACCTTCTGCAACAGCTGAACCGCACGCAACAGGATCGCCGATTCTTGAAATCGGCAAACCGTTCACGAACACTTTAGATGAACCCCGTGCCAGAACAGAGTCGTGACACGAAACACAACAATGTGTCGCCCAATGGTCCGTTTCTCTGTGTATTTTAATACCATCAGAAAAAACGTTAGGAGACCCTTGATCGCATGGCCTTGGTGGCCAACAGCCGTGTCCTGTGCAGAGGTCTCCTAGTCTTGTAACTGGAATTCCCATATCTTATATCCCTCTTCTATACATAATTACACGTAATAACCAAGACTCTTCATATATGTAACATATTCTCTTGATGTAATTTGGTTTCCATCGCCGTCAAATAGTAAAGCATCTTTAAGAATGATCTCTATAAAATTATCACGAGCCGAAGACAGTGTTGACGTTACATTTATACTAAAATCTCTATCTATATAATCTACTCTAGGGTCTTCAGTATCATCCCACGCCCTTAGCGTAAAATTAAACACATGGCCGTTTCCAACATAATCAAGATATTCTTGATAGTTCCCGCCAGATTTAGTTTCTGAGTTGAACGAGAAATCCTCTGGAACATCTAACGCATATGTGAACGACGGTTCAATAATCGGGCCGATCGTTAACTTTAACTCGTTATTACTAATTTGATTAAAAACAAACTCTCGTGGTATTGTGTTAATACCAGAAACAACCTCGAAATACGTTTGTAGATCAAGACCAGAATTATCCACTTCAAACGTATACTCATACTCAACACCGTCGCTTGAATCTGCTATTGTGTCTAATAACCCAGACGACGGAGAAACCCATGTTAATCCTGAAGGCAGTTTAATAAAAATATCAACGGCGTTCCCAGCAGTTTCATACGTGTCTTGATTTAATTGTAGTACCCTGTCTAATAGTATATCTGTTGGTTTTAAACTTAGAGACAGAACACCAGTGTCTAGTTTAATTGAATTTACACGGGAGAATAATAATTCGTTTCCTGTTTGGTTGATTGAACCGTCTATTAGGTTTAATATTCTATCTTGTAATATATTTGCTGAGTTTGTTGATATACCATAATCACCTGAGCTCAACACAAACGGTTTGTCTATGTTGAAGTTTATAGCTTTACCAGAATATAAGTATGATGATTGCCCAAGATTTATTATAGCATCGTGTAATATGTTTGTGGCATTGCCAGAATATGAATATGAAGAAGTTTCTAGGGTAAAGGTTTTATCGTCTACAGAAGTTTCACTTGCTATTGTCGAATCGAGATTAATAATACTAATACCAGATGAACCGGGTTGTGTGTCGTCATCGGCGCCGCCATCTCCCGCGGCAAAAGTTTGAACAGATATAGTGTCAGTGTCTGCAATACTGTAAATGCTACCAGCCGCAAAAGAACCACCAAACGTATCTTGAGACCCTTGATTACCACGAATATAGTTTCCATGTTCACCAACAGACTGGCCTATACCATTAATTATAATTCTGGAACCGATTGTTGATCTTGTTCCTGATCCTACTACTCGTCTTGCGGCAAAAATATTAGAGAAACACACCATTGTATGGTCTTTATTTGCCACGGCTGTTGTATCGCTAACTCTTGTTACACTACCATCATGTATAACATCCCTAAATATATTAATATTGGTAGTAGTGCCTGATACAGTCTGAGCACCAACACTATCTGTTGACTTGAACGTTTCTGATGATGTCGGTAATTCTATTACTGCTATCATCGTTTCGTTCGCTGCTGTTGACCACGACCCGTCCACATCGGATCCGCCCTCATCAGCCGCTACCCCTACACCTCTAAAACACTCCAATTTAATGTTTGTATCTGGGCCAACCGGCTTTCTATAGACATCTTGAAGAGCAATACCGGTTAGCTCGTTTGACGAATCTCTGCTGTATACATACGACGTTGTGTCCACAGCAGGGACACCATCATAATTTATGTTAGCAAGGCGCTGTGTTCGTGTTGATTCTGTATTGGAACCAAGCGTGCCTAATATTAGGTAGTCTTTACCGTCGTTCTTTATAGAAATAGTATTACCAGAGCGCTGAATAGAAGCTACGTTGCTTTCTAGTATTGTGTTGTTTAATTGAACTACATTGCGAGTGGTGCCACCTAAAGAGTCACCGCCGACAGTGTTAGAATATATACCAATGTCGTCGTAGTTCATATCCGCAACAACAAGATCGCAATATGAGCTTACCGTTGCGCCGGCCGGCGTTCCTGATCCTCCACGTATCCACTGTACTTGTACTTCGGCGTCCACAGAGGAATTAGTCAAGTATCCTACAACCCGCACCCACATTGTATTATTTGACGTATTTCTTGAATATGACGAGGCGAATGTTGTGAATAGATCGCCTGTACCCGACGTTAGCACCAATTTCGCTTTGATGACTGCTCTATTATCATGCGTTGTATCTACCTTTATGTTGGCGGTAAATAGCTTGCCTTCGCCCGGCGATAATACCTTCCCAATCCTAACCGTTGAGTCGTTTGGTTTTGAAAGTGCGGCGGCAACATCGTTTTTTACTTCCGTAGAGAAATCACAACCGGTATATGATGTTGTTGGAAACTGTGTGCCCGCCTCATCTCTCCAATGACCAACATACGATGTACCGCCTACAGGGTCTGGGTCTGGGTCTGGGTCTGGGTCTGGGTCTGAGTCTGAGGTATTGTAAACTCTAACATTACGATACGATACGTCCATAGATGCGTTTGCATCATTATCACAAACAAAACACAACTGTGTATACGCACCAGCCGCAATATGTGTTCCGATTGGTATTGTTATTTTAACAAAACCAGAGCCAGGCGTATATGTTTTATATGTATCACTAAACTGTGGATGTGAATCGGTTCCTGATATTAAAAAGTTATAAGGTAAAGCTGGTGTGTTGAAGTCGTCGTCCGTGTCCAACGAGATGGCCAGAAGTTCATATGTACTAGATGTACTAACTTCAAACTCGAGTATGGTATCTGATACAACATCAAACGGAGCCGGAAATACAGCCTTTTTCCACGCATTACCGGTAATATCTAAACCAACAGTAGACGGTATAGAGTATGACCCAGCATCTTGAGACCCATAGTAGCTTGTAATAGTTGCATCGTTAAAATCAAGGTATGTTATAGGCATACAACATTAGTACCTTATGTTATAGTAAACAAGCCAGCTGGATTAAAGTCTAGATTTAGTTTTTCACCATCAGCTGATGTAATAGACGAACCATAATCCCACCACGCAATTAGAGGATCTGCTGGAGATGTTGGTGTATCATTATATAGAACAGCATAACGATATGGGCCGATAGAACCGCCAGACGCCGTCATCACAGCATCGGTTGCTACTATAGAATAGACACCAGCAGTTTGAGAGCTTGTGGTAATTGTGATTGGAATACCACCAGCAGAATAACCATTGCCAGCAGAGATCTCGGTAAGATTTGCTTTAACGGTATTGCTAGCGGACGGTGCTGAATTTGTTAGTAGAATTTTAAGGGTGTTTGAACCTAAGTTGTGAACCCCCTCTGCCATGTTTTCTACAAAGCAGTTGAATTTGTTGTATGATGCCACTTGTGTTTCCTTGTTATTTTGATATATAACAAGTATTTATTACAAGCTATTACCAATTACCATCATCAACTATAATATTAATAGCTAAGAACAACCATCTACAATCAATATGAACATGATTGTATTCAGCGTTCTTAGTATTAAAACTATTGAATATAATAGGTATGAATATCCATTGTACTGGATTAAACTCTAGTGATACTTTGATAGATGAATGTTTAAACCATTTTAACATTGTATTATATAGAAGCTGGTACACCCGGCTGGATTCGAACCAGCAACAACTCGCTTAGAAGGCGAGGACTCTATCCAGTTGAGCTACGGGTGCATATTATATTATTAACTCTTTTTCTCTGTATAGTAAACATGCCATTTACTTTCTACAGATACTTCTTTATGTTTATTCCATTTGGGGTTAACGTAGTGCGTATGATAATACATTGCCCCATCTGTTATGTCATTGTAACCATTCTCTTGAACTTTGTCAATCAATAAAGATATTGCCTCTAAGTTTCTTAATTCATATTCGTCGTCTTTGTATAGTTTAGAAATTGGAGTAACAGTTTTCTTCTTTTCTAGTGTCCATGAAAATTGTTTATACTGTTTAATTACTGCACAGAAAGAATTTGGGTATCTACTTGATTTTACACGATTATGAGTAACTCCAATAATTCTGATCCATTCTTTATATATGCGTTCAATGTATTCGTTTGACGAAACGTTAAACTTCTTCTCGGCGCCTGGAAAATATCGTGGGCCTTCGTAGAAAACGTTTCTAATCAAACACGTTCTATCTTTGTTTGATAGTTCTAAATCCTCGGAAGGAGCTTCAACATATATGATATTTAAATCTATTGGGTAAATCTCTGGAACTTGTTCTTTCAACCAATCATCACGTTCAGATTGACTTGCTTTAACAGAATCAACGGCTTTAATTGATAAGAATGTTCCTGCTATTAATATAGCAGTAATAAAGGATAATCTTTTCATAATATAAATCTCACTTATTTTTTTATTGTGGAAGACCGTAAGTAGCTAGATAGTAGGAATCAACTATATCCGATATTGGATTGCCGATTGTAGATTTAGTATAACCTATATTCTTCATGATGTCAATAGAGTTATTAAACTTTTTATTAAAAGATTCAAACATCATATCTTTGTTTGCATTACCATTGTCAGCCGCAAACTTCTTTATAGTCTTTGGCGAAGGTATATCATATTCTATTTTTGCAAGTTTTAACTTATACTTTAATATTCCAGTGTTTTCTGCGATGTTGAAAATTAAGCCTCCACGAGAGCCCATTGAATATCCTTCAAGCTGAAGTCTTTGTAATTTCTTATATTTAGACAACACTTCTATAAAATAACTAGATATAAAATCATATCTGTCTATATCAGTTTTAAAATCATGTTTACCACCAACTAAGGCACCATTTATGTTATCATCAAATGTACCAACATATCTTTTATCTTGTGTAAGATAATACCATGATATTGGGTTACCGTCTTTGTCTATTATGGAGAGTGCTGGGCATGACATTGAATAATCAACACCAGCCCAGCATTCTTTATTGTAATTGTTATCTATCACTAACGTTTGCACCATTAGGATTTCTAACTGTTCTACCTTCGCGGCGTAGTTTAGAAATGCGTCTCATGTATGCTTGGTGATAGACCTCAGTTGAAGTATCAACAACATCTTCTTGTTTTTCGATATCATCAGTTGGCGTAACTACAGGTTCTGTTTCAACAACATCTGTTTCAACTGCAGGTTCATCGATATCAACTACATCTGTTTCAACTACAGGTTCATCGATATCCACGGCAACAACTTCGGGTGTTTCTGTTTCAACTGTTTTAGCATCTTCCAAAAGTTTTTCGGCTTTTAGTTCTTTTTTGGTTTTTTTCTTAGCCATATTATATAAAATTCCTATATTTTGGTTTTAATTTATATAATATTTATACTAAGTTTATAACGCCCACAGTCTTTCTATTTTAATACCAGACGCTTGTATATGTAAAACACCATCAGAACATCTATATGCTTCTTTATAATACACAGCTTCTAAGTCCATCATAGACATTAATTTAGCACATTCAATACAGGGCGAATGAGTTAAATATACAACCGAACCAGCAACGCTTTCTGTAGACTTTGCTAATTTAATTATCATATTCTGTTCAGCATGAAGAACTTCTTTTTTTGTTGCATTTTGACTATTTTCGCAACAATTATCAAATCCAGGCGGCATATCATTCCAGCCTTTTGATATGATATTGCCATTCTTTACACAAATGGCGCCAACTTTCAATCTTTGTGAATGCGACATTTCTGCTACTCTATAAGCTATGTCCATATAAAGCTTATGATACTTTAGTTCTTTTTTTGTATAGTCATTCATATTGGCCATTATAACTAACCTTCACAAGAAGAGCAACCGTCTTCCATATATTTCTTTCTAGCATATGACTGGGCAGCGTTTAAGGAATATTGGTAGTATAAAGTTTTAACACCTAAAGACCAGGCCAACATGTATAAAGTATTAATATCTTTGATTGGAGTCTCAGGGTCTATAAACAAATTTAACGACTGAGCCTGGTCAATAAATTCCTGTCTTGCTGCTGCTTGATATATTGTAGATTCTGGACTAATTTCATATAGAGTTTTAAATACAGCACGTTCATTATCTGTTAAGAATTTTAAATGCTGACAAGAACCATCAGAGTCTTTGATAGATTGCCACGTTTCTACGTCGTTTTTATTGTGTGATTTAAGAACGGATTCAAGATACGGGTTTTTAAATGTTGACTTCGCTTTTGACAAATCTTTAATATAGTAATTAGAAAATTCTGGCTCGATAGACATGGACACTTGCCCTAATATAAAAGAACTTGATTTTGTTGGTGCAATTGCCATTAACGTTGAGTTACGTAAACCAGTACCATTCATTAGTTCAGGTTCGCCCCATTCTTTAGCCATCCATTTAGATGCTCTCGTTGATTCCTTTTGAATGTGCTTAAATATTCTAGTGTTTAAAGTAGTAGCAGACTTTGATTCAAACGCAATCATGTTTTTCATTAGATACGAATGCCAGCCTAGAACACCAAGACCCAAGGCACGTTGATTCTTTACAAAATTATAAACTCGTTGTAATAAGAATCGTGTTTTTTCTGGCTGTGCCTCAATTTTATTAATGAATTCTGTTACTACAGTATCTAGAAATATTGTTAGTGTTTGAACAGCATCGGTGTCTTTCCAATCGTCGTAGTGTAGAATGTTCATAGAAGATAGGACACAAACAAAGGATTCGTCTTTGTTTGACGATAGGGCGATTTCTGCACACATGTTTGACGCATGAATCTTCATTCCATTATCTTTGTATACTTGAGGAGCTGCGTTGTTTACATTATCAGTAAAGAAAATGTATGGGTAACCAACCTCTGATCTATTCTTAAGAACTTTTGCCCAACGACGTCTAGCTTCTTTATCCCCAGCAATCATCTTGTTCATGAATTCATCTGTTACAGTAACAGCAGCAGTTAAAGTTTGGATAGGATGTTCGTCTGCTCCAATTTCAACGAATTCATCAAAGTCGCCGTGATCAATTGGAAGATACGGTGTAAAGAACCCTCTACGTACCGAGCCTTGCGATACAACGTCTGTTAGTTTATCAAACAACTCCATAAAGTGTACAGAACCTGTAGATTTACCAATGTCCTTAATTTCAGAACCTCTAGGTCTAATATTGCCAATATAACCAGATGTGCCGCCGCCGAATTTTGAAAGTAAACCAATCTCAGCATGTGTATACATAATTGATTCCATAGAGTCTTCAAAATATGAACCGAAACATGAAACCGGGAAGCCGCGATCGGCGCCATAGTTAGACCATACTGGAGAGCTAAGCGAATAATATCCTTTTGACATATAGTCATAGAACTTATCTGCGAATCCTTCTATTCCAGATATTCTTTCTGCGTTATCAGCAATTACTCTAACGCGATCTTGCGTTGTTTGCCCTTCACGTAGATATCCACGTTGTAAGAATTCTTTAGTGTCGTCATTAACCCACGCAAATGGTTTGTTCGTGTTTGTCATTTTATGTTTTATCCTTAAAATAAGTTCTCAGCAGCGAATGCTTTAGATTTGTTGTAGTTTGTTGATTTTTTATGGAATTGATCGTTGATCTTCGTTACTGAGATTTCGTCGTCAAACCATTCAATTTTTTGTAGAAGTTCCATGTCCAAGCCGAAGACGGGATCAACACCAATAGCAATAAGAGAGTCATTTAAGCGTTTCTTAATATACTCAATTGTTATTTTCTTTGGAGCAAACTCAAGATCGCCTAGTTCATAAATCCAATCTACAATTTCCTTTTCGGCTTCGAAAGCATCATATGTTAATTCTTTAATATATTCAATAAGTTCGTCATCAAACCATTCTGGGTTTTCTTCTTTAATAATATTAACAATATCAAAACCAAATTGCGCATGAAGCTTTTCTTCTTTTGATGTTGCCTCGATTGCGTTTGACATTCCAGCTAATTTGTTATCGTGTTTATTGAAAGACATGATAACCAAGAACTGCGAAAACAACGATACGTTTTCAACAAAGGTAGAGAATAGAATTATCGTTTCAAAGAAATCCCTATCATCTGTTGCCTTCATGTTTCTATGAGCTTTTTCTAGATATTGAATACGCTTATTAATAGCAGGAACCTTATCTAAGTCTAGAAAACGTCCCGACAAACCAAGTTTAGCAATCAATTCAGAATATGCGTCTTCATGGCGAACTTCAGATTCAGCAAATGTTGCTCCGACTTTCTTAATCTCTGGTTTTGGTAGTCTGTTACCAATTTTTCCCCAGAATTCTTTAACGGCTGATTCAATTTGAGAAATAGCAAGCATAGATCTAATAACAGCTTCTGATTCTTTTTCAGACATTAGAACTTTAATATCTTGAACATCTGAAACATAACTAAAATGCTCGTGTGTCCAGTAAGCACCACGAATGGCTGAAATATAATCAACTAGGGCTGGATACTCATAAGGTCTGATTGCCGTTCTAGGTCTAAAGATATCTGGTTTGTTTGCATCACGATATGTAATATATGATCTTGCTACGTTATATAGTTTAGCATCCATTAAAGAATGTTCAACCAACGTATGGATAGCGTCAACATGTGGCGTATCTGTACCCCAAGTTTTTAGTTTGTTTAGAACTCTGTTTTTTATTTTGATAGCTGTTTTATTATCGTCTTCGTTTGTCTCAGACGAACCCATTGCGCGTAGGATAGCAATAACAATTTTACTGTCGTCGAAAGCTACTACCTGTTTATTTCTTTTAATTACTAAATTCATTTTAATCCTCTATAATATATTTCATTGCCTCTTCAATACCCGTTGCAATTTCAGCAATTTCTTCACAAGCATGATTGCGTTTTGCTTTGTAGAAGTTAATCAAATCACGAATGTTACCAGATAGTGCTATACGCTGTACGTCGTCGCCTTCGCAATGACTATCGTTATTTAGTAGCAAAACAACAAGAGATCTGTGTTTCATGATAACCCACAGATTTTCTTTCTTAACTGTAAGCTCAAAAACAATGTTAGCGCACTCCAACGGCGACCAATGGTCTTTCTTAATAAGATATGAAACAGAATTTTTAATGCCGTTATAATCTTCGACTGGAGTTGAAAAACTCTCGTTTGCTAGATACGCTATTGTGTTTTTATTTGGCGCGGATATGACGTCAATTTTCTTAATGTTCATTTATATAATCGCTTTCAATTTGCTGGTATGGTGTATTATATCACAGACTTTTGATTTTGTCAATATTAAAACCAGAGAAGTGAATATCACCTTTGACGATAACAGGCAGCTGTTTATAGCCAAGATCTTGTACAACCTTGTGGCCTTCTTCGTCTTTTGTAATATCTATTTTTTCGAATTTCTTACCAGTTGAAGTAAGTATTTTACACGCAGCGATACATTGCATACAGCTAGGAGACGAGTATATAATAATCGTGTCATCGTCGTGCGACTGGTTGGTTGTTTTGCTTGTCATTATTAAGTACCCTTGTTATAGTTTGTTGCGGTTGGTGTTCTTCTGCTGCTGCTACCTGCAACACTATATTATTAAAATATTCATATAGCGATTTACACAAATAATATCCAGCTAGGTATTTCATTTTATTGTCTTTGTTGGTAGGGATTATATTTATAATCTATTAGATTTTAGGACTAACCATTATAGATAAAGTCATGACAATTGATGATAACACCATTATACGAAATGTTATTAAATTAAACACAACGTTATAAGCTCCTATGTCCCAAACCACAAAGGAAATTCCCGTAACTACTAAAACAAAACCTGTAGATAATAATGCAGCAACAGTCATAAACGTTATTATTAATCGTGATATAAATTTCATGACTTTAACAGTTCCTTTAGTGCTTCGTTAGCGATATCTTCTTCATCACCATCGGCCAACTCAACAGGACAATAGTACTTGTCAATTTCTTTAAATGTTTCAATAACTTTTACTACCGAATGAAAGAATTCTGTTCTACATGACCCACTTAGAACGTGTTTTTCCAGTTGTCTGTGTTTATCAACCATGTCACGTAAGTGTGGCTTTAACTCGGAATATTCAACATATGCCTTTTCTAGTTTATTATGTTGATGATCATTGTTCATGTTACAATACTCTATCATAAAATTGTTTTTCTGTCAATATAATCATGTCTCTTTTTCTAGCATTCTTTACCTTAGACGATTGACTAGTAATATTATCAATAACAAGGAAGTCAGCATCCGATAAGTTGTTAACCATTGTGGCTTTGCCGCGAACTTTTTGTTCAACTTGTTTCTTTGTCATTCCAGACGGCATCTTACCTGTAATAATAAACTTTGGCAGATCCTCTCCAGAATCTTCATCGAACTCTTCTGTAATAATAACATCCCAGTTTTCGTTAACAAACAACAAGATGTCTTGATACTCTTTATCCTGAAGAACCTTTTCAACTGTAATATTAACACCCGAGCTACTAACGATTTCATCAACGTCTAGATCGGTGCCTAGCGTAATGGCTTTAATATAATCATGATAAAAATGTTTAAGAGAAGCTGTTGCGGTTCTACCAACACCATGAAAACCAAGGCTTGAGAATATAATAGACCCAGATATCGTTTTATTCTTTAAAACAGATAACAACGTGTTTGCGCTTGAAATTAAACTGTTTGCTTTCAGCTTGTCTAATATTTCCTGATCATCAAGTTCTCTAACTTTAACCAAGTCTTCGTACGTGTAAATATTAAAGATCTCTTGGAGTTTATCAAAGCTCTTAAACCCGTCATACGTATAATACGTTTTCATAAAGTATCTAAGTGATTCGGCTTCTGTGTTGTGGTTGTTTGAATATGCATGTACGCCGTCTACTTTAAAGTTCTGCCATGGCCAAGGCGTACAATTTTCTTCTATTCCTGATATAACTTCAACAATATAAGGAATAATTTCGTTGCCCTTAGTTAATAATATCTTAGAACCAACACCAATTTTATTATCTGAAATAAACTTATAATTAAAACCAGAACACTTAGAACAATTCGTCCCATATAGTTCAACAGTTTCATAATGAATAATTGGGATTAGTTTACCGCCCTTATGAGAATTCCATTCAACTTGTGTTACAGTTGTTTCCGTTGTTTCGGTCTCAAACTTAAACGCATATGCTTGGTCTTTGTTGTTTGCATTAACATATACCACGCCGTCTACTGGAATATCAGAGTCAGATTTCCAAACCGTTCTGAGCTTTTCTTCAAGGTTTTCAACACGAACGGTCCATGGAGTTAAGCTCTTCATACCAAATTTATCTGTAATAGGAGTTTTTTCGTGAGCCACGAACGTAACATATTCCAGCTTGTCTAATGACTTTGCATTTATAATACCAGAAACAGCATGTCTTGGAGTTGCATATTCGTCAGACAGATCTTTAGTAAATACAGAGTTAAGAATAATCAATTCGCCTCTAATTTCATATTTGCCTTTATCATCAACAGTCTTAGGAATACCAGGGATTAGTTTAACCTTTTCCATGATGTTAACGCCATATTCACCATCGCCGCGTGTAGCAGCTAAAATCAACGACCCATTTTCATATTCTAAGATACACGACATACCATCAGCCTTCTGTGATAGAATATATAAATCCCAGTCTTTATGAACGTCTTTAAAATCTTTAACTTTTGGGAGAGATTCGCGAATTGTGCAAGGAAGTTTAATCTTCTCACCATACACAGATATACCGAACCCAACACCTTTAAGGACTTCACTCTTGGCGTTAATTGATTCTAGTTTATCTAAACAGTAATCAAATAAGATATCGTCCATTGATACCATGCCAAGATAATAATCTTGAGATGCTTTAATAATTAGTGTTTCTAATTCAACAGACGATAGTTTATCAATATCAGAGCGTTTCATTTTATATTCTTTCGTTTCTCATGTCATTGCGTATAATTCGTTATACGCTGATGTTTTATCTACGTAATGGTATTTCATCTTGTTAAAAATTATTAGTACAAATATCATACTTAATAGTAAAACAAGAGCGCATAGAAGCTTTGTTGTGTTGGCGTTATACGACATATACTTTTTCTGGGCGTACCGGTGTACCAAAGTCATTTATAACTTCATGTGTTATTCTATCAATATAGTATCCGCGCAGAATAAGATCGTTGTTGTATGCATATTGCGTATGTTTAATAACAATATCATATTCTTTAGCCATGGAACCTTCGTTTACACCAGGATTTTTATATCTGACAATTTTATTTTTCCATTCTATTAGTGCAGGATCAAAATCATCATCGCTTGAAATGTTAAAAACAGAAGGGATAATTGAATTTTTTAATTGTTGGTTCATTGTCATGATATATCTTTCAATTTGTTATTTGTTCGTTTCAATATAATTATATTACAACAGAACCATATGGATGTAAACCATTAAAATGCATTTAAATGTAACTTTTTTCATCGACTGATGGATTACCAATAGACGTCGTTTTAAATGATTTTTAAGCTAAATTCGTGTTTAATATCAACTACTTATTTTCGAGTATTCTCATAGATACCATGATATTATTAGACATATTCGTAGTGTGTATATTTAAAAGTAACAGATCCCATTGGCTGGTTTTGAAATTCTGATTCGGCCGCTGAAAATTTAATGCCAGATATAAATGTAGGCGAGCACGAATAAAATTTAACCATTTTATTTTCGTTCATATTATTATCTAGAACAGATATTGTTATGTCTGTTAAATATTCACCAGTTTGCGTAGAAGCTTGAACCATCCATGAAACTATATCTCTCCAGCCAGCTAAGTCTTTATTAATAAGAAATGATATCTGTAGATCGTCAAACCTCATTTTATCACCAGTTGCATACGCATCAATATAAGTATTTGTTGGTACGTTAACACTTTGTAGTGACACTGATGGAATAGTTACATCTTGTGCAAAGTATTGAATGTCTTGAAACTTGTCAATACTAATAACAAATTTATTTGGGGATAGTAAATCTAACGTTCTCGTGGCCATGTGTTAGTTATTCCTGATATTCTATAAAGTCTGCAGATTTCAACATAAGAATTATTTCTTTAACCGTTGCGTTTACTCTAATAGCTTCTATTGGTTCTTTTAATATTTGAGCACATATAACTCTATGGTTGTCATCTATTACACAATTGGCTGAAGACACGAATATTTTACCGTTCTTATTAAGATTTTCTTTAGACTTTATCATTGATTCTATTTTGTCTTTATGAAAATTGCACTGAGCAAAATTTATATCCTCCGAAGGAACGGTTTCGGCTTTGTGCTCAATGTGATGGGCGTCTAATAGATCTTTAAATTTCTGTACGTTATCTGCCTTAATCTGTGGCATGTGCTCGCGCTTGATTTCCATGCTATTGATTGTAGCATCAGCAATGTGATTGTCTATTACACAATTTTCTAGAAAAGTTAGCATGAATTTATTTATATGTTGCTTTCCTGTTCATCTAATCTGGCCAGCCGATCTTCTAGATCTTTACGTTGTTTATCTTTTCTGGCTTTATTATTAACATCTTTGGCTTTTGCATACCAGTCTTCTAACAACTTAAACAATTCTACAACGTCATTATCTGTTACATAAAAGTAATCGTTTAATGCGTCGTAATGAAAAACACAACTTTCATCCTTAATTGAACTTAGACCAGTATTAACACAATCTTCGCCAAAGAGGTCATATTGGCTTATTTTTATACGCCATAGATATGTGTTATCTTTAACAATAACAGAACTATTAAAAATCTTTGATCCAGCTTTCATATACCATCTGCATACACCGTGGTATAAATCAGCTACGCTACTATATGATACATTAACACTTCCAGTATATTTTTCGTTTAGTTTGTATTTAATGATCGTATCGTGTAAAACTTTGTTATCTGAGAATCTTAAAGCAAAATCCTGGCTATCTAACATTTTTTGTTTAAGAGTGTCCAGTTCCTCTTGATATTGTGGAATTAATTCTTTCATCTGTTAAACTCTTTCATCTGTTGTTATATAATCTTTAATATTACCAGCGATGAACACTTTCAATGTTTTACCATCGTCCTGTTCACTAAACGAAATTTCGCCACGAACAACCATGGCTCTACCATTTGAATCAATAATCTCAAACCTGTTAACCGTTTTGTTTTCCACTTTAATAATACTCCGTTGCGTTTTTACGTAAAAGGTAATCTGGACTAACGAATTTCAGTTGGGCACGGTTGCCTGGTAGTCCTCTAACGTCGTTTCTTTCTTTAAATAGCGGGCGGATGACAACACCCTCACGAATACAAGTCCCATTACCAGTTACAGTTTTACCATCACGATGTTCAATTGCAACTTCTTTAGAATATGGCCCTTTATATAACGCATCAACAATAGGCATACCAAACTCTTCTTTCATCTCTTCAAGTTCAAACCACGATGAAAACGATTCCGTGCTTCCTGTACTGTCAATGTTATTATATAAAACATCAAACACTCTAACTTGTGGTGATTGTTCGCCGTATGATAAATCCTGTATACCTGCGCCATAGATTTCTCCAAAGATATAAATCATTATATCTGTTTGATCTCCATCACCCAACATTCTATCAATAATACCAGTGTCGATAAACAATTCGTTTAATGTTTTTACATATATATTATCATGGTTGTTTGGGACGTTTAGTTGAACTACACCCCTAGAACCTAAACCCTTTGAAGTTACATAAACATAAACATCACGATTACCAAGTTTAATAATATCGCCATTGTCCAATAAAGATTCTATTTGTGGTTTGCCGTTAAACTTATCACCAGACAAAATACCAATTTGAACGTTTGTTCCATGAATCTTTTCAAGAATAACAACGTCTTCCCCATCTTTAAACACGTCTGTGTATCTTTGTATGTTCTCAATGTCGTATTTTCTGGTATACCCACGCATATTACCCGATAGTTGGCCTCGCATCTGTGCTGGAACAATTACTTCACGTTTTGTAATGTTTAGAAAATTAGAAGCGTCTTCACCATCAGACATATAATAGTTTAAACCAAGTGGAATTGTTAGTTTAATAACGTCGTTTGATTCTTTGTAAACGTTACCGTATAAAATACCCTGACTAATCTCACCACGAAGTTTAATAATCTTTACTCGGTTGCCCTTAGAACCAGACAACATCCCAATTTTCTTTTCTTCGTTCCAAAACCCCATTACACACAATAGATCTTCATCTAGTATTGAATCTTCTGGTATATAAACAACGTAATCGCCTTCTTTATATCTATGAGAACCGTCTTCAAGTTTACCAGTTATACACTGATACCCAAGAACTTCTACTATTGATAATCTATCGGCGTTTGGGTGGTCTCTTACTGAAAGGACTTTAGTAAGGGGGCAAGAGTGTGTTGACATGTTTGCAGATTTCCTTAATTGATTTTTGATTCTACTAGTTTGATAATGTCGCCGACGGTTTCTTTGCCTGAAATTTCAGAATCAGGTATTTCAATATTGAACACTTCTTCTAAGTGCATAACAACCTCAATACTGTCTAAGCTGTCTGCACCAAGATCTTGTTCCAAATTTTGATTTTCTTCGGTTAAGTGATCTCGACCAAGCGATAATACATCTTGAATTGCTTTAATAACTTCGTCTTTGATATTCGATTGCGTAATAGTAACCATAATTTAATTCTTTCCTATTGCTGCTTTAATGTTTGGGCCGATCGTTGCCATTATTGGTATTGCATGTTTTGGTTGTGTAAACGCAACAATGACTGTTATAATTAACAATGGAGAAAATAGAATCAACGCCAAGAAGTGGTAGAAGTATTCGGTGAAAGTAAAGCACGTTCTAAATTCAACAAAAACAGTTGTGTCGTTCTTAACACTCTCAATAACAATATTGCCTTTAAGTCCTGTCATTTTTAATATATCACCAGCTTTTGAGATACCTTTAAACATATAACGGTTTACTTCTGAATTAGCTTTAAACATTGGTTCTGAGATATACCACGGTTTAATCTTTACCCCAACAAAAGTGCCACGAAGAAACATAAGAGCGGTTTCCACAGTTTCTTCATGCGATACTCCAGTTTGGCGCTTAAAAGATATTAGATTGGTTCTTTGCATTATATATTCCTCATTTTGTTTTAAATTATAAATCTGTTATACAACAAGTTTATATAGCAGTCAATAGTTTTATTTAGATAATTAAACCTTTGTTTGGCGTAATAATAGTAGAAGACCCAGTTACTTTTTTATAAAGTGCTGCAAGATCTTCGTTGGCTTCTTGACAATACACAACGGTCGCAACATTGAACTTAATGGTTTTTGTCTTTGTAAAATGCGTCATGTGATCAAAATGCGGCTGAGCTTGTGCGCCAGGATTATCTTGAACCAAATATACTGCAACTGGATTATCAAGAATAACAATTCTATCATCAAGCTGGGCGTTAACTTCATCAAATTCGCCAACAACGTTTTTGCCATTGATTAGTTCTAGTGTGTAAATTTTCTTTATCATTTTGTTATAAACCTATTCTTTTTATTTTTAATCATGTTTGTATTATATACTATTAATTGGTGGATGTCAACCCAAATAAATAAAATTATGAAAAGAATTGGAATATATTATAACTGTAAATCGCAACATCAAATACGATATGCCTCACAAATGGCAATTGGAATGAAAAAACTTGGTTGTAGAGTTGACGTAATTCCAAAAGATAGTACAGCTGTAAACGTTGAAAAATATGATTGTATTGCTTTTTGGGCCCACAAAGAAAGAAGATTAATGGAACTAGCAAGACAAGCAAAAGTTCCATATTTGGTAATGGAACGGGCATATCTTGGCGACAGACACAATTGGTTGTCTTTGGGTTTTAACGGTCTTAATGGTAGAGCTCGGTTTAATAATAAACACATAACATCAACAGAGCGGTTTAACAAATATTGGAAGATGAAAGATTGGAAAGTAAAAGAATCTGGGTATGTTCTGGTAATTGGGCAAGTTGCAGGCGATGCGTCGCATTCTCACGTAAGCATTGGTGATTGGTATATTAATACAATTTCTAATCTGGTTAGACTTGGACATAACGTTGTTTTTAGACCCCATCCTTTAGACAAAAACAATTCCTTACATTGTATTAGAGGATTGGCCTGTAACATTGATCAGTGTAAGAACTTAGAAGATCATTTTACAGACGAATCAAATTGTAAAGCGGTGGTTACTTTTAATTCTAATTCTGGAGTTTTGTCTGTCATGAACGGCATACCAACGTTCTCCCAAGATTGCGGATCAATGGTTTATAGTGTTGCCAGTCACGATTTAAACAAATTAATACAAACACCATGTAGAAACGACTGGGCCGCGAAAA